GTATGATATCTTCAGCTATAGCTCCAGTATCAGTGGGTAAAGTTTTCCCACAATTAAAAATGATAATTTTTGATAATGATGAAATTGTTTCTGCATTATCTTATAAATCAAATAGAAATTGGACTCTTCCAGAATTATCAGCAACATTAGCCGCTCCTAGTGGTGGAACTTCTACTGGTATTTTAGGTGTTAATGAAACAATGTATTTAACGTATAGTTTAGAAGATAATAACCCTATTAATAATTTAAGAACTAGCATTCCTTGTCAAACTTATGTTAAAATAACCAACAATACTTCAGCACCTAAAGATATTGATTTTAGATTAATAGGTACTGATTTATTACCATACATGCGTAAGATTGAGTCATTTGATTATGATGGGTTAGGATTTCAAGCACATAAATTTAAATTAGTTTATCAAAAAGTTTCTGATGCGTCTATTAGACCAAGTTCAAATTTATGGAAAACATATAATTTTACATCTACTAGTATAACTGGTAATAATAATGAAACTATTGACCCTAAATTATTAGAAAATCAAACACCATTTGTAAATGGGTTTAATTTAAATTTAATAAATGATGGAGCATCAACAATATTTGATATTACCTCATCAATGTCAATGGCACCAAATCTTTCACCAGATGATTTACAATTTGGTGATGAAAGATTTTTTTATGGGAATATAAACACATATATTGGGGCTACTATTTTTAAAACAATATTTGATATTGAAATTACTAATGAGTTTAAATTTACAACAAATCCGACTAGAAGTAACGAACTATCAACAAACCCAAGTGCCATAAAAGTAAGTGAGGTTGGAATTTATGATGCAAACAAAAATCTTGTTTGTATTGGAAAACTTAGTACGCCAGTTCCTTTAAAGGCATCAAACATAACAACTTTAGAATTAAGCATGGATTTTTAATATGGGATTTAATAGTATAACACCGTCAATTAACTTAGTAGCTAAGTTGACACCTTTAGGTAGAAAAAGATTAGTTTCTACAAATAACGCTTTAATAACAACATTTAGCCTAGGTGATTCAGATGCTAATTATTATACAGCATATCCTTTAAATAGTGGTGAAGTACCATCGTTAGCTGGTGATATTGGACCATTAAATTCAGTAGGTAATGGAGTAACAGATAATATAGTGTTAAAAAGTTTATTATATGTTAATAGACAAGGTATTACTAAAAAAAATGTTGAATCACAATCTGTTAATATAGTAACCGAAAGTATATTTAATGGATTTACAACTGTTAGTGGAACAAATTTAACTAGATTAGTTATTGATAGAAATTCATACGATACTAATAGTTATGTTAATTTATATTATTCATTTGGTTTACCCTTAAATGCAAATAATGATTATATGTATACTGCAGTAACTAACACAAATGGTGGTTTTGCTGATACGGCATTTAGTGGTTTAGCTACTACTAATATTGGTGTTTTTGCTATCGATAATACAACATATGGTGAAACAATAGTTGGTAAAACTATTAAAATGGATTTACCAACTACTGCTGGTACATTTACAATTTACGGTACATATGAAAATAAAAATATTGCATTAAATATTGAAGATGCTAATATCTACGATACATCAATAAATTCTAAAAATATTGATGATAATATAACATTTTTGTTTTGTGATGATATTAATAAACCAAATGGCGATTCAACCTTGTCATGGGCAACTGGTTGGAACACACATAAACCTTTTAGTCTTAACAAAAAACAATTATTTAATTTTCAAACAAATACTAATTTAAGCCTTACAGCTGATACTATTGTTGGTGTTGCTTATTTAGATAAAGGTATAATTGTATTAACTCATCCAACAATTGTTAATAGTATTGGTGAGTTAACTTCAGGAACAACAACAGGAACCACAATAACATTTGATAGCGTATCAACAGATATTTATCAAAATATAACATGTATTGCTGATAGAGGTGAATTTGGTACATCAACAAATATTACAATAGGTGCTGGTGATAACCCAAGAATTAGTGAAATTGGGTTATATGATGATTTAGGTAATCTTATAGCAATAGCTAAAACTGACCGTCATATAGTTAAAAATGTTAATGAATTTATTGCCTTAGGGATTAAAATAAGCCTTTAATAATGGATAATAAAGGAATATATAAAATATTTAATTTAGTAAATAATAAAATTTATATTGGTAGTGCATCCAGTAATGGTGGTTTTAGAAAACGTTGGAATGAACATAAAAGTGATTTAAATAGAAATGTTCATCATAATAAACATTTACAATTATCATGGAATAAATACGGTTCGGATAATTTTAAATTTGAAATAATTGAATTAATTAATGATACTAGTTTAATTTTAGAGCGTGAACAATATTATTTAGATAATTTAAAGCCAGACTATAATATTTGTAAGATAGCTGGTAATACATTAGGTGTTAAACTAAGTGAAGAACATAAGAAAAAAATATCTGATAACGCTAAACTTAGAATTGGTGATAAAAACCCATTTTATGGTAAAAAAGATACTGAAGAAACTAAAAATCTAATGTTAAAAAATAAAAAAGGTAAACCAGTTAAACCGAAAAAACCAATTTTACAATTAAATATTAATAATGAAGTTATTAAATATTGGAAAGGAACTTATGATGTTGTTGAAAGTTTAGGGTTTAATCAAAGCAACATTAATTTAGTGTTAAATGATAAACGTAAAACAGCACATGGATTTAAATGGGTTTATGTAAATTAGGTATTAAAATATCATTATAGTATTTATTTTTTAGAATTCTGGTTTAGATTTATATAAAAATTTTTATAATATGGAAAATAAAATAGAAAAAGAACCAGAATTTCTTTTAAGTCTGGATGTATCCACCTCTACAATAGGTATCGCTTTATTTGAAGATGATGGGACTAAAGGTGATTTGAAATTACTTCACCACGTTAGCCCTAAAGTTAAACCACTTCCAAGTAGTAAAATGGAAGAATTATTTCGTAAGGTGGAAATATTTGAAGAAGAATTCCTTAAAAACTACACCAATTTTAATATTACTACTGTTGTAATTGAAGAACCTCTTTTACAATCAAATAACGTTTATACAATCGCAACTCTTTTACGATTCAATGGAATGATATCCAAATCAGTGTACGACACATTAGGAGTCGTTCCTACGTTCATTTCTTCTTATGATGCTCGTAAGTATGCTTTTCCAGAATTGATGGCTGTAAGAACCTTTAAAAAGGACGGGACAGCATTAGATGCAAAAGCAATAGCTAAAAACACACCAGTACTTTTTGGTGGTTATCCATTTGATTTAGATAAAAAATATGTTCTTTGGGAAAAAGTTGCTGAACTTGAACCACAAATTACATGGTTTTTTGATAAGAAAAACAAATTAAAAAAAGAAACATTCGATATGTCAGATGCCTATGTATGTGGGTTGGCATATTTTAATAAAAGAAATTTGGAAAAATAAAGTTAATTATCTTTTCTAACTATATTCCATATTGTTGATTTACTAATACCGTATAATTCACTTAATTTCCTAGTTGAATAAGAACCAGAACTATATTTATTTAATAGTTCTGTTCTTATTTCATTAGAGATTTTAGTTTTGTATTTTATTGATTTTAAAATATCTTTTTTACTTTTATTAATCATTAAAATTTTTGTTTTTTCTTCATGTTTAAGACCAATATGTGAATTAGACATTTTATTTTTTGTTTCATCAGTATGTTTATTACCCAAACTATTTTTATTACCAATACGACTTTTAGACATTTTATTTTTTGTTTCATCGCTATGTTTGAAACCTAGCATATTACCAGCTGTTTTACATAAATTATAACTCATTTTTTTATCGTATGTTATTAAATCTAAATAAAATTGTTCACGTTCTAATAATTTATTTAAATCTAAAACATATTCAATCACTTCAAATAAAAATGATTCTTCACCATGTTTATTCCATGATTTTTGAAGAAAATTATTATCATGTTTATTTTGTTTTAATGTGCGTTTATGTTCATTCCATCTATTTTTAATATTTATAGAACTACCAATATAATAACGACCATTATTTTTATTTATTATTTTATAAATTCCAGATTTAATTATCATTGATATCAATTATTTTAGTTGTTTTACTACCAACATAATTATTATTTTTATCATATTTAATTTCAATGTTGTTTGTTATTGTTACGTTTTTTAAATAATTATTAATTAAGTTTTCAATAAATTCTGATTTATTATTTGTTAGTATTTCTAACATGGTAAATGAATGGTTAGAAATAGTTATACCTAATTTTATTTTTTTTTCTTTTTCTTCTAGTTTTGGTCTTCCCATAATATTTGTTTTATTAATAAATATCGGATAAAAATCAAAAAATCGGATAAAAACTAAATAAATTAAAAATATTTAGTATATTTGCATAAAAATTAAAATAATGTCGAGTTTATTAGTAAACATATTAGAGTCATTTCTTGGTGATATTAAGAAACATAATGAAGACACAGGACAAGCAGCGTTTGATTGTCCCGTGTGTTCTGCTGAAAAAAACTTACCTAATGGTGATGGAAAGGGAAACTTAGAAATTAACTATAATAAAAACATGTTTAAGTGTTGG